ATGGGAGTATCCCGAGATACTTTTTATCGCTATCAGGAACTTGTTGACGAGGGTGGGATAGACGCCTTAATTAATCAAAATCGACGGGTACCTAACGTAAAAAACAGAGTAGATGAACAGATTGAACGGGCTGTGGTTGAGTATGCGATTGAATACCATGCACACGGTCAACACCGCAGCAGTAATGAACTCAGAAAAAAAGCCATTTTTGTTTCGGGCAGTGGCGTTCGCTCTATCTGGCTACGCCATAATCTCGAAAATTTCACAAAACGCCTAAAAGCGCTTGAAGATAAAATCGCAACAGAAGGAATTATCCTGTCAGAATCACAAATCAGCGCCCTCGAAAAGAAAGCGAAAGATGATGAAGCCTGTGGTGAGATTGAAACAGCGCATCCAGGTTATCTGGGTTCACAAGATACTTTTTATGTTGGTCATTTAAAAGGCATTGGTCGTGTTTATCAACAAACTTATATTGATACTTACAGTAAAGTGGTTCACTGTAAACTTTACACAACGAAAAGCACGATAACGGCGGCAGATTTATTAAATGACAAGGTTCTGCCTTTCTACACCCAGCATGGATTACCGATATTACGTATATTGACGGACAGAGGCAGTGAGTATTGCGGTAAAGTTGAGCATCACGATTATCAACTTTATCTGGCTATCAACGATATTGATCATACAAAAACCAAAGCCCGTTCACCTCAAACCAATGGAATTTGTGAACGCTTTCATAAAACCGTATTACAAGAGTTCTATCAGGTGGCTTTTCGTAAGAAAATCTACGGTAATTCAGCCGAATTACAAGCTGATTTAGACAAATGGTTAGACGACTACAATAACCAACGCACTCATCAAGGAAAAATGTGTTGCGGTCTAGCTCCTATGGCAACTTTATTTGATGGAAAACAACTTTGGAGAGAAAAAGAAATTTGTATCGAAGATGCGGAAGATTTGTACGAATCTTTGCGTGACGGTGATTTTGCAAAATTACTTACTCAAAAAACTATGGGCTGTCGATATCAAGCATGGAAATTGGCATTAGAAAAATACTCTAATCTTAAGTTATTACCATTCGAGTTAGTGAATTTAGCTGCACAATACGAATATGTCATGAGAAATGATGACATAAGCTACAAAGTAGCTGAATAAGCAATGTAAGCTAGGATTAATAAACACTATCGCCGAAGAAGGAAGCAGTATGGACATTCAAACTGAAAATGAAATTCTTCGCGCACTGAAAAAATTAACGGTTGAGGAAAAGGAATTTTGTCAGCCTGGCGGGGAATATTTATACGAAAGTTTAAGCAACGCTTATCTTGCTCAAAAACTCGCCGATGCAAATAAAGGCGATGAATACGCCGCATGGTTACTGGCACAGGAAACTACCGACGGATTCGATGAAGTCTTGTACGATGTTACCCAGAAAGTCGAACAAATTTTATATTTGATGCGATGCCGTGATGCTTACTACGAGGTGCCAGCATGATGCTGTGGCATGACGTAAAACAAAATACGGAAGCGTGGAATGAACTGAGAACAGGAAAAGTGACTGCGTCTCAATTTGGCTGTTTCATGGCGAACATGGGAAAAGCTTTTGGTGAACCGGCAAAACGATATGCACTACAAATTGCTCTTGAGATTATCAAAGGCAAAAAGTCCGAATTTAGCTTCACTAATGAGCATATGCAGCGCGGTCATGAACAAGAGCCAATGGCTAGAATGCTCTATGAGATTGAGAGGAGTGTTGATGTCACCAATGGCGGATTTTTCGACCTCGTGATTATGGCGATAGTCCAGACGGCCTTGTAGAAAACGATGGCGTTATCGAAATCAAGTCCGTTACCTCTGCGGTGCATTTTGAAACATTGAAACGCAAAACGTTTGACCCTGCTTACAAGTGGCAATTGATAGGCCACCTTGATTGTACAGCGCGTGATTGGGTAGATTTTGTTAGCTACTGCACTGATTTTACAGAAGACAAACAGCTCATTATTTATCGTCTAGCGAGAAAAGACTGTCAAGACGAGATAGATAAACTTCGCGTGAGACGAAAGGATTTTCTCAATTTAATAGAGGATACAATCGATGTCATCATCCAATAATGTGATTGATTTGGAGAAAGCATTTCATGCAAAAATCAGAGAAATACAGCGGGATTTGAACGCGCCAAAAAGCGAGTGGAACAGCTTTGCAAAATATAAATACAGAACCTGTGAAGGCATTCTTGAAGCTGTTAAACCGCTACTCTTAAAGTGTCAATTAGATATCAAAATAGATGATGAAATTACCTATATTGGCAATCGCCATTATGTGAAATCAAAGGCAACATTAACAGATGGGCAATTTACGTTTTCGGCAACGTCTTCTGCTCGTGAGCCGGAACAGAAAAAAGGATTTGATGAGTCGCAGTTAACGGGCGCAACCATTTCATACGCCAGAAAATATGCGTTAAACGGACTGTTTGCTATTGATGACGCTAAAGATGCGGATACGAACGAATATTCACAACAAAAACAGAGTATACCCATTAAAGTAAGCTCATACGAAATTTTGAAAAATTTCACTGATGGAGCAATGCACGCTAATTCTTATGAAGAGTTGAAAATGTCGTTCAGATATGCCTTTAAGAATTTGTCTGGCGAACATCAGAAGAAAGCAAAACAAGTTTACGACCTGCGTAAATCAGAACTGGAACAGAAAAAATGAGCATAAACACGGTGATATTTTCCGGCAATCTTGGCGGTGACTGTACGACACGCAGCACTACAAGCGGCAAGTTGATTGCCACATTCTCTTTACCTGTCAAGCAAGGATACGGCGAGCATGAGAAAACCTTTTGGGTGCAGTGTCGAATGTTTGGTGCCAAAGCTGAAAAGTTACCCATTTATCTGACACGAGGAACCAAGGTTACTGTTATCGGGCAATTTTTGCTCGAAAGTTGGACGGGTAAAGATGGTACAGAAAAAACAACCGCTGTTGTTCTGGTTAACGAGATTGATTTTTCTAGCAGACAAGAAAATCAGCCTCAGCAACCGCAACCGTTACTCAGTCAAACTAGAAATGTAACGTCAGAACAATTTTATGACGACGAGATCCCCTTTTGAAGGCGAATTTAGTGAACAAGTTTTAGAATTGCTGTAAGTGCACCTACTGCGAGAATTAACATACCACCTAATCGGACTGTCAATTGTAAACCAAGTTTATCAAAACGATTTTCCATATCTTTACGAACATCCAGTATTTGAGCTTCAACTTTCTCAAAACGATGTTCTATATCCTTACGTAAATCTTCAAGGTCACGTTTGGTAGCAAGGTCTGCTACTTCATGTGATTTACGCACAACAAGGGATATTGCCTTAGCCTGATCCTTCGGCAACCCTGCGTTTTCGAGTGTCTCGACGAATTCTTGAGTATCAAATGCAACTTGACCCATTTAGGAATCTCCTATTTTTTCTTTAGTTTAAACTCTTTTAGGGTCAACAAGCAAAATTTTACAAGTAGCTCGGTAATAGACTTTTACAAAATTCATTTAATAGTGAAGAAATTATTATGACCAAAATGACCAAAATGACCAGAATCACCAAAACACAACTCATGCTCTTTAAGTCTGCTAATGCAGATATGGAGTTACAAGGGACGCTTTACCAAGGCAAGCCAGTGTTCTTTGCGGTCGAGCTGGCGAAGGCGCTGGGCTACACAAATCCTTCTAAAGCACTAGCTGATCACTGTAAACATCTGATAAGGCTTGATTATAACGAATCGTTAGAATTGAATTTAGGCGTTTATCCCAAGGGCGTAGCACTTGCGCCAGAATCCGATCTCTACCGGCTGATACTGAAAAGCAAACTCCCCTCTGCTGAACGGGTTCACGATTGGGTATGCGAAGAGGTGTTACCGACATTACGTCAACAGGGTTGCTATAGCATGAAAACGGCCCACCGTGACGAAGGTAGCGGCTAACCGGAGTACCGTAAGGCACGAGCCATGCAAATCCAGATGGAGATAGCCGAAAAGACCTTCCAGTGGGCCACAGGTCTTTCTGACGCTGCCCGTCAAACCGTGATTGCTGGACTGATTAACCCTATCGCGGGTAGTGAAGTTATCCCCCTGCCTGTACTTGAAAAGCAGAGCTATACCGCAACGCAAATCGGCAAGATGTTCAATGTTTCAGCTAACAAGATTGGTCGGATTGCCAACGACAACAACATGAAAACTGATTCATACGGTGAGTACTACCTGGACAAGTCACGCTATAGTACTAAACAGGTTGAATCCTTTCGTTACAACGATAAAGCGCTTAAAAAATTCAACGACATACTCATTGCTGAGCAGGAAGCAACGACGAGCGAACTCGTTTGACGGCAAGGATAAAAATGAGCTATATTGTCCCCAGCACCTTAAGAAACGGGTGCCGGGTTTGACATCCCAAATTGTAGAGCGGATATGAGCCGCGGTACGCGGTTTTTTTACGTCCGTTATAACCAGCGTTGCGCCCCTATAATGGTGAGGCGTAGCGGGGGAGCCGTAAAGCTCGCCGGGTTCTCTACTACCGGTATGTCAACCCTGTTACGTCTCGCCACCCCGTTTGACATCGGGTTGGTGAGGTTTGAAAGAACTTAGTAGAGAGGCAACCTCTATGGTTACTATCCCAACCCAAACTCACCCTGAATTTATTGATACCTACTGGATTATCCCAGAATACGCCACTACGCCTTACGGCAAAGTGTCGTTTACACGTCAAGATCGCCGCACCTTCAACTCAATGTTCAAAGATAGCCGCCTAATCTGGGCTGGCCGTCAACCTGTGCGTACTGGCATGGAGGGAAATTAACATGAGAATTGTTGATATCTCCAGTGCTCAGAAGGAAAAAATAAGACCAGAAATTAGTTACGAAAGCCACACCAGACTTATTAGAGCGATGGCAGTAGCGGGATATATTTACGAGCACATAAACAAACACTCCTGTGAACATGAGCCAATGCCTTGGCTTCCTGAAATTATTGATTACTTACGAGAAGATATTAGTTGCATTTTTAAGGAAATCGACCAATGGGAGTTGAAAGATAGTTTATCAAAAGTCGATTTAATTAAAGAAAATAATTTACAGGAGCCACGTCATGACTAACGTTACCTATGCCTATTTTAAATCAAAAGATGAAGAGCAAGCGCTTCTCATGACTGGAAACGATATTGGATTTACTAAATGGGATAATGAGCTAAAAGAAGCATTACTACGTGCCCCTATTACATTTCGTCAATATAAAATATTTGACGCAATTCACAGAATGACTATTGGCTGGGGTAAAGATTTTGACCGCATAACAGACATGCAAATTAGCCGAATGACAGGGATTGAACGTGTTAACGTCAATAAAGCTAAATCTGAAATGATTAAACTAGGCTTGCTATTAATGCAAGGGTCAAAAATAGGCGTGAATCAAGATGTTCAATCGTAGAATTTCACCTCAAATGTGGCTGAATCAACCCAGCATCAAAACAACCACGCCGTGGCCAAATCAACCACAGAAAAACCTCAAATTGTGGTCTAATCAACACTGTATCAAAACAACCACAGTGTAGCTAAATCAACCACAAAAAGTGGGGCCAAATCAACCACATCTTTGTGGTCAAATCAACCACACCAAAGAAAGGAAAGAAAGTAAAGAAAATATATTAAAACATAAACCACCCCAAACCCCTCCTTTGGCGAAATCAAAATCGTTTGACCCAAGCTCGGTAGAACTTCCCACTTGGCTACCAAAACCAACCTGGGATTCGTGGGTGCAGTACCGCAAAGAAATCAACAAGCCGATTAAATACCAGCAGACGGTAACTCAGGCTATCAAGTTGCTAGGCAAGTGCCGAGACAATGGTCATCAGCCTGAAGAAATTATTAACGCCAGTATCGCCAACGGTTGGCAAGGACTATTCCAACCACAGCAACCTGCACGACCCCAGCAGGCCAAGGCCCACTCTGTCGCAGATAGCTTTGCTGACAAGGACTATGGGGAACCGCAGCTACCTGATTGGGCGAGGGAGTGTCTATCGAGGGAGGGGCTATGAACTACAGCGCAGAAATTACAACCGTGCGTCAAAAACTGGCAGACCTGAATGCACCACCCAAGCCACTAGAGCACACGGTTTTCGAGGAGAAGGAGGCCATCTGTGACAGGCACGGATTATTCAAACAACGTTGCCGCAGGATGGCACTGCACGGCAAAGGAATTGAAACAAGAAGCGAATGCCCTGCTTGCCTGAGCGAAAAATTAACCCAGTTGGAGCAAGCCGAAGCAGAGCAGGAAAAACACCGCAAGCGTAGCAAGATTAAAATGCTCATGGATAACCTGAACTTGCCGGAACGCTTTGCCAATGTGACCCTGGATAACTACGATCCAGTGAATCCTGATGCGGCACGTTGCTTAAAATTCTGCAATGCCTATGCCACCCATTGGCCTGAACGCCTTAAGCGAGGCGGCGGTTTGGTGATGTGTGGTAAGCCAGGTACAGGAAAAAATCATCTGGCACTGTCGATTGCGAAACACGTTATCAACGAACATCAAAGTTCAGCGCTATTCACGACAGTTTTGCGAATTGCCCGCGAGTTTAAATCAACATGGAGCAAAAACGCAGAATGTTCAGAAGCTGAGGTTATCAAGCGGTATACGCAACCTGACTTGCTCATCATCGACGAGGTAGGAGTTCAGTTTGGTAGCGAGGCGGAAAAAATGATTTTGTTCGAGGTCATTAACACGCGCTACGAAGCGATGAAACCGACTATACTCATCAGCAATCTGGCATTGAACGAACTGGCCGGATTTATCGGGGAGCGCGTTATCGACCGTATGAACGACGGTGGCGGTTGCACGTTGACATTCACGTGGAGCAGTTACCGTTCCCACATGGCTGCATAAACTCAGACATCAACCAAAAATCAATTTTAACAGTGCTAAACGCCCGTAGAGGCGTTTTCACTCTCTACAATACCCCAAACCTTACCACCTCATCGATAAAAGCGCTCATAGTGGCGTAAGAGTGGGATTTGTTAAATTTTCAAGAGTAGTAAAATAATATGCTCAAAAAAAGCTGGTTTCGACATGAAGCCATTAGTACAAAACAAGCCAATAGGCTGGTTAAGCAATACATGGAGAAGGGCTATCATGTTGAGAAAACATTGAATACTGATAAAAAACTGTGGGATGTTTCGGTGAAACTTGAAGAAAGCCGTAAAAATAAACCTACGCCACGCTGCATGATTAACCAAGTTTGTAATTCTCCATTATACAAAAATCCCACAGTGGTTTAAATATGCTAATCAGTCATACACCAAAGTCTTTCAAAGACAGGTGGCAGACGCCTATTGAAGTATTTAAAGCGCTGGATGCCGAATTTGCTTTTAAACTAGATGCTGCCGCCGATAAAAGCAACGCGCTATGCAAAGAATTTTTAATTGAACAGCACGACGCACTAACATGAGTATCTGACGACAATTAATCTGGCCGGTACGCGACAATTATTTTGGCCGGTTTGTAATCTGAGATCACAACCAATCACATTGTGGAGATGTTGTGGCTCTCACCAACAAACAGGTCCATCTCTATATGAAAAATCGCAAAAAAGGCGCGACTCAGGAGGTTGCTGCCGCCAAAAGCAGTATCTCTGTGCGCTAGGCACGAAGGATCGATAAAGGTCAACACTAGCCCGTTGGCCGTCATCACTGGCGAACTCGCAAAGATCCACTAGAAACTATCTAGCAAAGTGTTCTTGAACCTATGCTGAAACAGCAACCGGCACTGACACCAATCACCGTTCTGTAGCATCTCCAAGAGATATATCCAGGGCAGTACCCCGATTCGATCTTGCGCACGCTGCAACGCCGCATCAGGACCTGGAAAAGTCAGTACGGTGGTGAAAAAGAAGTCATGTTTATTCAAGATCACCAACCAGGGGCGCGGGCGTTCGTCGATTTCACTGAACTTAAAGGTGTTGAGGTGACTATCAACGGCCAGCCGCTTCAGCATCGACTGTTCCACTTCCGGCTGCCCTGGAGTCACTGGAGCTGGATGAGCGTCGTTCTCGGTGGGGAAAGCTATAGCGCACTGGTTGAAGGGGTGCAGAATGCCCTGCATCAGCTGGGTGGTGTTCCGGCAGAGATCCGTACCGACAGCCTGTCAGCGGCCTGGCGGTCGCTGACAGAAAGTGCTCGAGCGCAGCAGACGGCGCGGTATGCCGCCTTCTTCGAACACTATAGCGTATTGGCATCGCACAATAATCTGGGCAAGGGCCATGAAAATGGCGCTGTCGAGTCGGCGCACGGTCATCTCAAGCGCCGGATCAGTCAAGCGTTACTCCTGCGCGGAAATGCTGATTTTACCAGTGTCGACGAGTATCGAAGTTTTATCACCACGCAAGTGCTTCGCCATAACCAACGCCATGCTCAGGCGGTATTGCAAGAAAGGCAATACCTCAAGGCATTGCCGATGAAACGCTGTGCAGATTATGAAGAACTCCTGGTCCGTGTATCGGCCAGCAGCACGGCAACGGTGAAACTGGTGGTGTACAGCGTGCCGTCACGGTTGATTGGTTTGATGCTGAAGGTTCATCTGTGGGACGACAGGCTGAGTTTTTACAACGGAAGCACTGAAGTCCATCAATGCGCACGGGTCAGACCGGAGAAAGGCAAACGGCGGACGAGAAGCATCGATTTTCGACACATGCTGGATAGCCTGGGCAGAAAGCCGAATGCGTTATACCACGCATCATTGCGTGAAGATATTCTACCCGATACACGCTGGAGTGAGTTATGGCGTGTCTTGTGCACCCGTGCGGCACCGGGCCTGGCTTGCCGGATAATCGTACAGGCACTGAAGATGGCGGCAGAGCATGATGATATAGACGGTACCCGTAAAAAGCTGGCGCAATTGTTGAAATCAACCAACGAACTTACGTTGAATGAGGTGCAACGTCAGCTCGGGGTGCCCATCCAGTCAACGGTCTCACAGCCTGTCACTCAGCATAAACTCTCTGATTATGAAAAAATCGTCGAGGAAACCACGCGATGACAGATATCAGCACATTGGAGAAGTTGCTGCGGGAGCTGCGGTTATCAAAAATGGCCGTGGAATGGCATCAGCTAGAAAAGGCAGCGCTGTCGCAGTGTTGGAGTCCATCGAGATACTTGCTAGTGCTGTGCGCGGAAGAAACAGGGCACAGAACACCGGAACGTCGCAAACGTTATCTAAAAGAAGCACGTCTGCCGACTGGAAAATCACTTGAGGAATATGACTTCCGGCAGGTGCCAGAGTTGAACAGCGGTCAGTTCCGGCAACTCTGTGAGAGTAATGATTGGGTAGCGTCAGGAGAAAACATATTGCTATTTGGCGCCAGCGGTCTGGGAAAAAGTCATCTGGCGGCAGCAGTTGCAGAAGCGCAGGTGCTGCTGGGGCACCGAGTGAGGTTTTACAGTGCCGCGGAACTTCTACAGCAGCTACAACTCGCTCGCTCAATGCTGAAGCTAAATGAGACCTTGATGAAATTGGATCGGTATCGAGTCTTAGTGATCGACGACCTGTGGTACGTAAAACGTGATAACGCCGAGACGGGGGTGTTGTTCGAGCTGATCGCGCATCGATACGAGAATGGAAGTCTGATCATCACAAGCAATCATGGGTTCAGTGCATGGGGAGAAATCTTCGTGGATGAAACAATGGCGGTCGCTGCAGTAGATCGTCTTATACATCATGGTTATCTATTTGAACTAAGAGGGGAAAGCTATAGAAAGAAGATGGCAAGGGTAAAAATCGGCGCGGCATCATAATGCCGTAGTAAAAGCGGCCATTTTAATTGTCGCCAACCGGCCAAAGTAATTGACGCGAGATAAACATGCGACTGGAATAGCGACGGAGCCATTTTCTGTAATCCACCATACAGCAATATTATGCCTTGGGTTAATAAAGCCTCTGAACAATACAGAAAGCAGAATCAAACGATAGTAATGTTACTCCCTTCCGATACGTCTACGGCATGGTTTCAGGAAGCGATGAAAACTTCTCATGAAGCGCGATTTATCACTGAGGGGCGATTGTCATTTATCTCTGCCGAAACTGGGAAAGAAGGAAAGGCGGGTAATAGCAAGGGGAGCGTATTGTTCATCTGGCGACCGTGGAGAAGACTTGGGTGCAGGATGACGTATGTACAAAGAAAAGAATTATTAAAAAAAAGGTGTGAATAGTGATAATCGAACTCCCATTCCCGCCCAGCGTTAATACTTATTGGCGACATAACTCAAAACGAACTTACCTCAGTGATAAAGCAAAAGAATTCAAAGCAACAACCGCAAAAATTGTCAACGAGATGCGCCAGAAATCTGATTGTCAAAAATTTGAAGGGGAAGTCTCCGTATTGATGCAACTCTATCTACCCAACAAAATAAAGCGTGATGTGGACAATTATTCCAAAGGCGTACTCGATTCTTTAACCGGGGCGGACATTTGGAACGATGATAGCCAGGTTCGCGTGATGAGCGTTGAGAAAATCGATAACAACGGCGGTGTAAAAGGCGGCAAGTGTGTCGTCATTATTGATAAGTATTGTTAACCATTGACATCCTACCAAACTAAATAAATAAAACTATCTATGAATAACATTGAAAAATACACAACGGGCACGGCCTATGGTGCCAGCGCGACGGGCTTTGTTGAATAAATCGAACTTTTAGGTGATTGGCGGAGCTGATCGCTAAATTCGTTTCAACATCAGGTCCCCATGGCAAAGCAAAAGTTTAAAATTACCAACTGGCCCGCGTACAACAAGGCACTCAGACAACGCGGTTCCCTGACGGTCTGGCTTGATGAGTCGGCCATCGCTGGATGGACTGACAGTTCTTCGCCTGAAGGTCGTGGCCGGCCGCTTTACTACAGCGATATGGCTGTTACCACTGTCCTGATGATGAAGCGTGTGTTTAACCTGTCGCTCCGGGCATTACAGGGCTTCGTTGATTCGATTTTTAAACTCATGTCTTTGCCGCTGTGCTGTCCGGACTACTCGCTGGTCAGCAGACGAGCAAAGAGCGTCAACATCAGCATAAAAACGCCAACGCGTGGTGAAATCTCGCATCTGGTCATCGACAGTACCGGTCTGAAGGTCTTTGGCGAAGGTGAATGGAAAGTCAGGCAGCATGGGGCTGACAGACGAAGAGTGTGGCGCAAGCTTCATCTGGCAGCAGACAGTGTGACTCATGAGATTATCTGTGCCGACTTATCGCTCAGCGGAACGACAGATGCGCAGGCACTGCCGGGCCTGATTAACCAAACCCACCGGAAAATCAGGGAAGTGTCAGCAGACGGTGCTTATGACGCCTGTTACTGCCACGATGCGTTGCTAAGAAAGAAAATCAGGCCCCTTATCCCGCCGCGAAGCGGAGCGAAATACTGGCCGGACAAGTACCATGAACGTAACCATGCGGTGGCGAATCAGCGTCTGAGCAGGAGTAATGATATGTGGAAAAAGAAAGTGGGTTATCACCGGCGTTCAGTGGCAGAAACAGCGATGTTCCGCATAAAAACTTTGCTGGGTGGCCATCTGAGGCTGCGTGACTATGAGGCTCAGGTAGGTGAAGCAATGGCGATGGTCAAAGCGCTGAACCGTATGACGTTGTTGGGTATGCCACACAGCGTCAGGATCGGATAACAGCTGTAGCAGAGGGAGCCATCCTGGCGGCTAATTCTGATTTATTCAACAAAGCCAGCGCGACGACGTTCCTGTGTGGTGCGCTATCGCTGAGCGAGTGGGCGCTGGTTACGGGTATTATCTGTTCAGTGCTGACCGTTGGGCTGAACTGGTACTACCGGCACAAGGAATACTGTTTTAAGACGAAACATGAAAAATAATAACAATAAAGAGGACGTGATGATGAGTAAGGAATTAAAACTTAACTTACATCCTTCAAACGAAAACCCCAGCAAGTCCTCAAAGGCTGAGCAGTATCTTATTACCAATAATGCAGCCTATTACAATGTCTTGGTCAGTGTTATTGCGGAAAGTGGGGATTTTCTCTACTTTCAAGGTTGGGATAACGGTCAGTATGAAACGTTCACACCCGATAGGTACCAATACTGGGCTGAACTACCGATCGGATTACTATAATGTCTCTCGAACTTCGTAAACGATTAATAACAGTGACGGCAGGCGGCGTATTGGCACTTGCTACTGTCCTGGTGCAGTGGCACGAAGGTAAGCGCTATAAGCCCTATCATGATGGTGGTGGTGTGCTCACTGTTTGTCACGGTCATACGGGCAAGGACGTTACGACAGGGAAAATTTATAGCAAAGAAGAATGCAACGCGTTAATGATACAGGATTTGCTGGTAGCACGTGCCACTGTTGAACGTTATGTCACTGTTCAGCTTACCGATTTGCAAAAAGCCGCCTTGACTTCATTTGTTTACAATATCGGCAGTGGGGCATTTGCCAATTCAACGCTGCTTAAAAAGTTGAACGCCGGAGATATTCAAGGCGCTTGTGACCAGATGCGCCGATGGAAATATGATGAAGGAAAGGTATCAAAAGGGCTGATTAACCGCAGAGAGGTAAAACGGGAAATTTGTTTAAATCCAAATGCACTAATCATTCCAACTCAATGATCCTTGGTTATCGTTCAAGGCTTTTCTATACACCCCGCTGCGTAAAGAATCACATCGAACCTGAACCATTTGAAATGAGCCTTTGAGGAAGTCGGTTAGTGCTGGCGAGCCTCGATGGACTGATTTCCTGTGCGGCAAAGGTTCATTTCAAATTAAGGAAAACGTAATGAACACAATCACTGTTCCTTTTCATGGCAACGCACTGTATATCGTTAACCACAACGGAGAACCGTATACCCCGATGAAACCTATTGTTGAGGGCATGGAGATGGATTGGGCATCTCAATTTACAAAGTTAAAACAACGATTTAATACAACCATTGCGGAAATCACAATGGTTGCAGAAGACGGTAGAACACGAAAGATGCTTTGCCTTCCGCTTCGGAAACTTGCTGGTTGGCTTCAAACAATTAACCCCAACAAGGTCAAGCATGAAATCCGTGACAAAGTCGTTCAGTACCAAGAGGAGTGTGATGACGTACTCTATGAATACTGGACTAAAGGACAAGTTGTCAATCCTCGTAAACGCAGCATCATGCAGGAACTTAATACAGCATGTGCTGAATTAAAAACTGATAAGGCGATTGCTAGCTTATTCGGTACCTGATTGAGTGAATGGAAAAATATTAAGGCAGCACATACGAAGAAGGTTAAGGGGTTAATTGAAGAAGCTCAATTGTTGTTAACTTTTTAAGGAAGCACAGTAGCTGTTATTATGAACAACATAGAATTCATTGAAAAACATGTGGTAACTGAACTTGTTAAGCAGGGTTACGAGCAATCTGTAGCCAGAATCAGTGCAGATATCGCAGTGGAACATTATCGCCGTAATGCAGCCAGCGCAAAGGGCAAGATCTTTTCAGATTGTTTACATGCGGCCAAAGTCTGGGCTGGAAGGTATCAGCCTCAAATCAAAAGATAACGAGGAGGACTCCATGTGGATATTGATTTTTGCCATGTATGCTGCCCCTTTTGCAGAAACTGACTTTGCTTCGGTGAGTAGTCATGAATTTTCATCAAAAGCGCGTTGCGAAAAAGCGAAAGCAATATTTGAGGTAAAGTTTGAAACATTGAGATCAATTAACGGCATAGCGTATTGTGTAGAAAAATGAATTGGAAAATTCCTCTTGTTATCGCTTTGCTACTGACCTCAATGTTAGGAGTAACACTGTATTACCAGACACTGTATTACGACGCTGAAAAAGCACGAAAGATTGCTGTATCTGATAGGGAAAAACAACAGGTTGCATTTGAGCAGTTAAGCCATCAAATGCAGACCATCTCAGCGCTGGATACACAACACACCAAAGCACTTGAACATGATAAGAAACTTATTACCCAGCTTGAGCGCAATGTGGCTACTAATCGTCGCAGGTTGTGGGTCAAAGCAACCTGTTCCAATATGTCCGCCAATGCCACCCCCTCCGGCTTGGATGATGCAACCCGCGCCAGACTTACAGACACCGCTCCACGAAATTATTTCACCCTTAGACGACGAATCGAAGTTGCGGAAGAGCAGATAAACGGCTTGCAAGACTATGTGCGGCAAGTCGTCTTGTCTCATCACCAGGAAGCGAAGAATAAATGAACTGGATTGATTGTCGTGTTCGTCTGCCAGATATTGACGATAAAGTACTTATTTATAATAACAATACAAAAGGTCAGCTAGTTGGCGTTTATCTGGGTAATGGCCAATTTCATTATGCCGATTGTTGTCAAGGTATCCAGAAAATATGTACCGCTAGCCACTGGATGCCGTTGCCTGAGCCGCCAATTGTGAATAAAAGCATTAGAGGATAAACAATATGGGAAAATATAGGAGCACTGGTTTTCACGCAATTCAAGTCTTTTTAAAAGATACGGATACGCCAGAAGAATATCTGTCTATGTGTGCGCCAACAATAACGTATGATTTCTTAAGCTTTATCACCCTTGAAAAGAAGGAATGTGTTATTCCAGCATCGAGAATAAAACACTTAAAAATACTTCCTCTAGAAAAATACATAGCAAGCAATAAGAGTGAATCGAAAGACACTTTTTGTACAAATATTGATTCTGATTGTATCAATAATATTCAGAAAGAATTTCGGATATTATTCAATAATAGACCAGTAAGTCAAAATGCCAAATGAAGAAAACCCAACTGTACAATGCTCGCTGGGATAAAGCGAGACGGGCATTTCTTGCCAGAAATCCTTTATGCGTAATGTGCCTGGAAAGTGATTTAATTAATCCTGCTACCGTCGTTGACCACATTGTACCGCACCGTCTTCACTTTGCTCAGACAGCAGAAGAAGTTAAGACAGCACAAAAACGTTTCTGGGATGAAAAGAACTGGCAGGGGCTATGCGTCTCACACCACAGTTCTACAAAGCAACGAATGGAAAAAGGGAATAAAGGCTATGGCTGTGATGAAGACGGGATGCCGAGTAATCCAAATAGTCATTGGAATACAAAAATATCACGGGGAGGGCGGGTTAAAAGTTCCAGTAAATAAAGCTTACTGACCCGAGTGCCCCCTCTGTACGCACAGTCGCGAAATGAAATCTCATTTCACAAAACATCGCATGTTATTGAAATACAGATATTTTTATAAAAAATTAACAAAATGGATACATTTATGGCAGGAAGACGCCCAAAACCAACCGCCTTAAAATTAGTGACCGGTAATCCAGGAAGAAGACCACTTAATAGCGCAGAGCCTACCCCACCACTCTATTCAGCCCCTCCCCCAAAACACTTATCCAATACGGCAAAAGAAACCTGGGAGCGGCTAACGCTGCTGTTAAATAGCATGGGCGTATTAACGATTGCCGATGCTTTTGCACTGGAAAGGCTGTGTGATATTTACGCTGAGATCCTGCGGTATCGCGCCTTGATAGAGAGCAACGGTGAAACGTTTGAGGTGCATTCTCAAAACGGCGTATTAATCAAGGCGAATCCAGCCGTTTCGATGCTGTCGGATGCGGATAAACGCTTTAAAAGCTATCTGGTTGAATTTGGCTTAACACCCGCAGCAAGAACCAAGGTGAGGACGCATGACAAAGAAAAAAAACCGGACGAACTCGACGAGTTCTTCGCTCACTGATTTAGCTACCGACTATGCCACCTCGGTGATTTCAGGTCAGGAGCTTGCCGGGCCTGATATTCGTCATGCCTGTCAACGTCACTTGCGGGATTTATCGACGGGTAATACTCGGGGTCTGTTGTGGGATATCGGATCCGCACAGCGTGCCATCCGTTTTTTTTCCAACGTATTGAAATTGAACGGCGGTATCTATGAAGGCAAGCCGTTTACTTTACTTCCTTGGCAGTGTTTTATCGTTGGCGCCCTTTTTGGCTGGCGAAACAACGAAGGACAACGCCGTTTTCGGATGGCCTACGTTGAAGCCGGAAAAGGATCAGGAAAATCGCCACTGGCGGCGGGGATAGGGCTATATTGCCTGGTTGCCGATAATGAAGCGCGAGCCGAAGTCTACGCCGCTGCCACCAAAAAAGACCAGGCGATGATCCTGTTTCGTGACGCCGTCGCGATGGTAGACCAATCGCCAAAGCTGGCCGAACGTATTCAGAAATCCGGTGGGGCGGGTAAGGAGTGGAATCTGGCTTTTTTACAAGCCTGTGCGTTTTTCCGGCCTATCAGTGCCGATGATGGGCAATCCGGCCCGCGTCCGCACTGTGCCTTGATTGATGAAATTCACGAGCACAAAAGTAATCAGGTCGTGGAAATGATGCGGGCGGGCACAAAAGGCCGCCAACAGGCATTGATTTTCATGATCACCAATAGTGGACATGACAAAATCAGTGTCTGCTATGACTATCACGAATACGGACGTAAAGTTGCAGAAGGGAGCATTGAATATGATAGCTTTTTCGCGTTCATCTGTTCGCTAGACGAAGGCGATGACCCCTTTAAAGATAGCGGTTGTTGGAAAAAAGCGAATCCCTCATTAGGGCATACGTTAAGCGAACGCTACCTACAAGAGCAAGTCACGCAAGCCCGAGGGATGCCAGCCAAAGAGAGCCTGGTTCGCCGTCTTAATTTCTGTCAGTGGGTCGATGCCGAGAATCCCTGGATTAATAGTGATAGCTGGATGGCGTGTGAGAAAACCTCGCTGGATTTAGCGGCGCTAGCAAACTCACCCTGCTACGGTGGCCTGGATTTATCCGGAAAGCAGGATTTAACGGCGCTGGCGCTTTATTGGCCGGAAGAAAAAGTGGCTTATGTCGAGTTCTGGACACCGAAAGACACCTTACTGGAGCGTGCCAGGGTCGACAGAGTGCCTTACGATGCCTGGTTGCGAGCGGGTTATCTTAACGCCCCGCCAGGGAATGCAATTAATCTGAGCTTTGTTGCCCAACGGATAGCAGAATTATCCGCACGCTATACCCTCAATCGTATTGCCTACGATGCGTATCATATTGATTATTTACGACCAGAACTGGAAAACTAAGGGGTGAATACGCTATTAACGCCGCACGGACAAGGCTTCGGTAAATCGAAACAATCCGGACTTTGGATGCCGCGATCCATTGAATTGTTTGAGCAGCGTCTTCTTGGTGGCGAATTACGCATTGATTTTAATCCTTGCCTACGCTGGAACGCCGCGAATACCGTTATTGAAGAAGATAAAAACGGCAATCGTGTTTTTAGCAAACGGCGTAGTAACGGGCGCATTGACGGGGTTGTTGCGCTGGCGATGGCAATCGGGGCCGCCGAGGTGCTTGAAGAAGAAACCGGCGATCTGGATGGCTTTTTAACCAATCCGATTATGATAGGGCTGTAGTGAAAAAACATCAATCTCCTGGCAAAATTAAAAGCCGGTGCTCACCTGGCTAGGGGTGCCGCAGAATTTAACGGATACGCTGTCATCGTTTTATGACTATAGCCAAAGTAAGAGTGGGCAAGTGGTAACAACGGATAAAGCCCTACAACTTTCTGCGGTCTGGGCTTGTGTGCGTCTATTGAGTGAATCGATATCCACGTTACCGCTCAAACTCTATCACCGTGAGTCGGATGGTTCACGAAGCCTCGCACAGCAACACCCTGCTTATCCTGTCTTGTGTCGTCGTCCTAATCTGGAAATGACACCTTCGCGTTTTATCCAAATGATTGTTGCCAGCTTGTGTTTACGTGGTAATGCCTTTGTTGAAAAAAAGAAGGTCGGTCAGCGTCTGGTCTCCCTCGTCCCACTATTACCCCAAAACATCACCGTTAAACGGCGTGATAACGGGCGACTGGAATACCACTATACCAACGACACCAAACCCGGTTATTCCTCATTAAAACCGCGAGTTATTGCAGATAATGACATGATGCACATACGGGGGTTCGGATTAGACGGCATTTGCGGCATGATGCCGTTGAAAACGGGTCGTGAAGTGTTTGGCTCCGCGATGTCGCTCGAAACAACGGCAGCGCGCTATTTCCAGAAAGGCATGTCAGCATCCGGTTTTATCTCGTTTGAAAAGTTTTTAACAGAAGAACAGCGTGAAAGATTTCATAAGCATCTTGAAACCTTTGCTGGCTCAGAAAATACCGGCAAAGTGATGATGCTGGAAGCTGGAATGAAATTTAATGGTATTACGCTGGATCCACAAACCTCGCAAATGCTGGAAAGCCGCGATCATAGCGTGGAAGAAATCTGCCGCTGGTATCGTGTTCCGCCGTTTATGGTCGGTCATATTACGAAACAAAGCAGTTGGGCTTCGAGCGTGGAAGTGATGAACCTGATTTTTCTGACCAATACATTACGGCCCTTACTGGTCAATATTGAACAGGAAATCGCCCGCTGTCTGCTGGATAATGACGAGGATTATTTTGCAGAGTTTTCGGTTGAAGGACTGCTCAGAACCGATAGCACGGGTCGAGCAGCCTATTACACGACTGCGCTACAAAATGGCTGGATGAGTCGCAATGATGTGAGGAGACTGGAAAATCTGCCGCCGATTGATGGCGGAGACCTGTATACCGTTCAGTTGAACCTGACGCCCCTCGATCAACTGGGGCAGGAGAATGACGGCGAAAAAGTGCGAGCGGCGCTAAATTCCGGGTTATCAGGTGCGCCGTAAAACCCCGTCCTTTAGGGCGGGGAGGATGTCAATTCCTGAAAAATCCTCATCTCATCACCCGACTGGCCCCCAGCAAGAAACAGAATAACTGGAGTTTTTCCCGATGAAAAAAAATGCACTTCCGGTATTACCGGCGGTTTTTCCCTGTCCGAAAATGACCAGTGAAATTTCACCGTCAGCATTAGCAAAATGGAACAGCAGCATCAGGGCATCAAGCCAGGATGATAATACGCTATCGATATTTGAGACGATTGGGCAGGATTGGGCAGGATTGGGCAGGTGAAGGGATCACCGCTAAACGAATTGGCGCAATATTACGTTCACTGGAAGGTAAAGATATTACCGTCAATATCAATTCGCCGGGTGGCGATCTGTTTGAAGGGCTGACTATCTTCAATCAACTCCGTGAATATGCTGGCAAAGTGACCGTGAAAATATTGTGATTAGCGGCTTCTGCGGCTTCAATCATTGCCATGTCAGGCGATGAGATACAAATCGGGCGCAGTGCTTTTCTGTTGATCCACAACACCTGGGGTATGGCCGTCGGTAATCGCCATGACTTTGCCGAGATTGCTGAAAAAATGATGCCTTTTGATTTTGCCATGCGCGATGTTTACGTTGCCAGAACCGGCATGGATGAAAAGATGATTACCGCAATGATGGATAATGAAACCTGGATTAATGGTGGAGAAGCCGTAGAGAAAGTGTTTGCTGATACATTCCTGCCCGCCGATAGCACACAACAGGATAACGCTTCTCCCACTGCCGCGTTGAGAAAAATTGATTCACTCTTAGCGAAAGCCAATACGCCCAGAGCTGAACGACGACGATTACTGAAAGCCTTACAGGGTGATATGCCGGGCGCTATCACTCCCTCTCACGGTACGCCAAGCGCTACCCCTGATGTTTCCTCCGAGACCGTGACACAACTGGATAATGCCTTGCGTCGTCTGGTGTCGATACCCCATTAAACTGGAGACAATATGTCTGATATTAATGAAATGTTTAAGAAAGTAACGGCTTCTATTGAAGAAGCCAGCAGCAAATATAGCGCCCAGGCAGAGAAAGCCCTGAAAGAAGCACAAAAATCCGGTGAACTTTCCGCAGAAACCAAGGCGTTCGTTGATAAAATGGCGGTCGAATTAAACGCCTTACGCGAAGCAGAAAAAACCCTGAAAGCCCAGGTAGGCGAAGTTGAACAGCATATTGCCCAAATGCCCGTCGCCAATGAGTTGAACGTGGTGAGTTCTATCGGTCAACAGGTGGTTGGCATGGAGGTGGTACAGGCTTTAGGCTCGGGCATGGAATCCAACAAACGGATAGTCGCGCCGGTTAATGCCTCCCTGATTTCATCGGATGTCACCGGGACGATTGTCGCGCCAGACCGTCAATCAAACATTTTGAGCAAGCCGAAGCAACGGTTGTTCATTCGTGATTTGATCGCCAGTGGAAAGACGCAAAGCAACACGATTTATTACGTGAAGCAGAAAGGATTTACCAATAATGCCAAGACTTTCGCGGAAAATACCGCGAAGCCCTATAGCACGATTGAATTTGAAGATGCAACAGTCCCCGTTCGCACGATTGCCCATATGTTTAAAGCCTCCAAGCAAATTCTGGATGACTTTTCGCAACTGGCCTCCCTTATCGATATGGAGCTACGTTATGGCCTGAAATACGTTGAAGAGCACCAAATTCTTTTTGGTGACGGTACCGGTTCAAACCTGAACGGGATCTTTACTCAGGCCACCGCATTCAAAGCAGAATTAAAACCAGCACATCGAACCGCGATCGATGATCTGCGGCTTGCCATGCTACAAGAGCAACTGGCACGGATCCCCGCGACAGGCCATGTGTTGCACTTTACCAACTGGGCACAGATTGAACTTATCAAGGATAAGCTGGGGCGTTATCTCCTTTCCAATCCGGCAGCCCTGACGACACCGACATTGTGGGGCTTACCCGTTGTCGTCACAGAAGCCGCTGAGTTTAAAGATAAATTCCTGGTGGAGGCTTTCAATTTAGCTGCGCAACTGTTTGACCGTGAAGAAGCAAACGTGGTGATCAGTACCGAGAATACCGATGATTTTGAAAAGAATATGATTTCGATTCGTTACGAAGAGCGTCTGGCACTCGCGGTTTACCGCCCTGAAGCGTTTATCAAAGGTGACTTAACCAAGATAGAGGTTTCAGGTGGCGCGGGAAAAGGTGGGAATAACGGAGAGTAATCAACGTTAAACACAATGGCCTACATGGGTAGGCCATTTTTTACTGGAAATAAACCAACATGTTTATTGACAAAGAACAGGTCAAGCGACAATGCAGAATTGAATTAGGCGATAACAGTGAAGATGTACTGCTTGAGAATTATATCGCTGCCGTAGAGCAAAAGACCATCGCACATCTTAACCGTAATCTCTACAAAGAATCCGTGCCTTAAACTGACCCTCACGGCCTGGTTATCAATGCGGCGATTATTCAGGGGATGTTGCTATTGGTGACAGGGTTATATGAGCATCGTGGTGGTATATCCGATATGGAACAGTGGTCTATTTTTCCGTTTTTTAAGTTTTTAGTGGATGACTACAGGCTGAGCGGACTATGAAACCGCATTATAGTAGACCGTATTCCCGTTTCCCCGATCCCGGAGAGTTAAATAAGCGCGTGTTGTTTTATACGCGACAGGATGAACCGATAGGCGGCAGCGGAATACAGGCAGCAAATCTAGATGAGCATACCGTCTGGGGAAAATTGATCCCCGTGAGTGACACACTTCGCCTCCATTCTTTTCAAATCAACAAAACCATCACGCATAAAATCATTGTGAGATACAGACAATCGCTTTACTCAAGTGATCAAGCACTGATTAACGGTGTCATCTACCTCATACGGGGCGTTATTGATATCCACAGTGCGGGGCGTTTTCTGTCTTTTTCCTGTGAAGAAATGAGCAGTCAACCAGAAAGGGGAAATGATTTTGGATAATCTCCATATTGATTTTCATCAACCCAAAGAATTTGTCTTTAATCGAGCAAGGATCCGTCGTGCTTTTGTGAAAGTCGGTCAAATGCATCTGAAATCAGCACGTCGTCAACTGATGAAGCGGGGTGGGCGTTCACGACCCGGTGAAACCCCACTATGGCAAACTGGACGATTAGCGCGATCTATTGGTTATTACGTTCCGAAAGCAACATCACGAAGACCCGGGTTAATGGTCAAGATCGCCCCCAATCAGAAAGGCGGTGTCGGCAGTAGACCGATTGAAGGCGATTTTTACCCTATTTTTCTGCATTACGGGGTACGTAGCGCTTCTCGCGGCATGTCTAAACAGCACAAACGACAAAAACGTCACCACCAACGCGGGGGGTGGCGTATTGAGAAATGTCAAAATTACATGGTCGCCACGTTAACGCGGCTAAAAAGTTGGACGAGCTACACGCTAAAGAGAGCACTGCGTCAATCACTGCGGGCAGAGAGACGAAAAGGAAAGGATCATGAAACTTAGTCCCATTATTGCGGCATTACGAACCTTGTGTCCCCGTTTTGAAAACAGAGTAGGCAGTGTCTCTCAATATGAGGATTTACCGGATTGCGGCAAACTGGCTTTACCAGCTGCTTACGTTATTCCGGGAGAAGATGTTGTCGGTGAACAACGGTCACAAACGGATTATTGGCAATCATTAACCGAAAGTTTTTATGTCGTGGTGATTTTAAATAATGCACGTAATCAAAAGGGAAAATATCCCTCTGTCGACACATTAAATGAAGTCAGGTCTGAAATCTGGCGGGCATTACTGGGTTGGCAGCCAGAGCCGGGTTGTGGCGCGATTAATTATGCCGGTGCAGAAGAAGCGGATTCAAACCGCGCCGAATATCACTACATGTTTAAATTTAACACGGAAACAGACATCAACGCCGAAGATACCCGCCACGATGCTGACCTCAATAATTTACCTGATTTACACACCGTTGCTATTGACCTGAACGAACAGTCAAGCGGCGTAAACTCGCATCTGGAGATGAAGATAAAATGATGGGTACCCAACCTGAAATTGTTTTTATTAAGCCTAAGCACGGGCGAAAAGTGCCCATCCCTCAATATATGCAAGACACCAAAGAGTATTTTGGTGACTATCTGCCAGAGGAAGGATTGCAGGTTCAAAAAACGCTTTTTTGGATCAGAAGAAAACAGGACGATGATATAGAAGAAGTAAGTGAATCCGATAATTCCCCAATTGTGCAAGAGTCGACTGATACCACAAGAACCAAATTAAAAAAAGCTAAAGAGGAGACGCCGGAATGACCATTAGCTTTAATACCGTGAACGCTAATTTGCGGGTGCCTGGTTTCTATCCCGAAATGGATAACAGTGCCGCCAATACGATGCAAGCCAGCGGCCCTGCCTTGCTCATTGGTCATGCATTACCCACTGCACAAATGACCTTAAATTCACCGATGATCATGCCCTCGACAGAGATGATGCAGCAGTTAGCCGGTCGTGGCAGCCAGTTACACCGTATGGTGCAAGCGTACCGCCGGATTGATGCAGTCGGTGAACTGTTTGTCATTGCCGTACCTGAAACAACGGGCACTGAAGCAAAAGGTGAGATTGCGATAAGTGGCACGGCAACCGATTCCGGTGTCGTCACGCTCTATATCGGCAATCAACGTATTTTAGCGGCCGTCAAGAAATCAGATACCGCGAATACGGTTGCCGCCGCGCTTGGTAAGGCCATTAACAATAACGAGGACTTACCCGTCACCGCGACGATAGATGCTGACAAGATCAGCTTGACGGCAAAACATAAAGGGTTAACCGGCAACGATATTCCGTTGATGATGAACTATTATTCGCCGACAGGCGGTGAGAATACGCCTAATGGCCTTAATATCACGATGACTGCCATGAGTGCAGGTACGGGCTCACCTGATATGGATAGCGTTATCAGTGCCATGGGTGACTTATCGGGTTGCCTTTCTCTGATGCTGCCTCTTTGCAAAAGATGAGCGCAGAGATGAACGACACGAACGGTCGCTGGAGTCCTTATCAACAGTTATACGGCCATGTTTATACGGCCAAAAAAGGGACGGTCGGTGAACTGGTCGCTTTTGGCGACACGCTTAATGATCCGCATCTCACCATTGCAGGCTATGAGAAAGCGACACAAACTGCGCTTGATGAACTGGTTGCGGCACGACTGGCACGGTGCGCGATATTTTTGCGTAATGACCCAGCCAGACCGACCCACACGGGCGAGTTAAACGGAGTGTTACCCGCACCGTCGGGCCAACGCTTCACTTTGAAGGAGCTGCAATCCCTACTTTCACACGGTATTGCTACCGCCAATGTCGAAGGCGGCGTATTACGCATTCAGCGCGATGTGACGACCTACCAGAAAAACAGTTACGGCGTGGCCGATAACAGCTATCTGGACAGTGAAACACTCTATACCAGCGCTTATATTTTGCGGCGATTGAAGTCGGTGATCACCAGCAAGTACGGGCGGCAAAAACTGGCTGATGATGGTACCCAATTCGGGGCAGGGCAAGCGATCGTTACGCCAGCCGTAATCAAAGGCGAACTCTGTGCGGTTTATCGCCAGTTGGAAAATGAAGGGATTGTCGAAAATTTTGACGCTTTTAGGCAACATCTTATCGTTGAGCGCAACGCCAATGATCCTAATCGGATTGATGTGGTCTTTCCTGCGGATTATATCAATCAACTGCGGGTATTTGCGTTGGCGAATCAATTCAGGCTGCAATATAACCAGGGTGAGGTGGTGTGATGACGGGAAAAAGAAAAATAGGTGGCACTTGCTATTTTAAGGTGGACGGCCAACAACTCTCACTGAATGGCAGTGTGGAAGTGCCGATGAATACGGTTATCAGGGAAGACCTGGTGGGTATTGATGGCAGTGTCCATTATAAAGAAACCCATCGAGCGCCTTATATCAAGGCAGAATTTAAAGTTGAGCGAAGTTTTCCAATAGAAAAACTCACTACAGCAGATGAAATGACCATTACTGCGGAATTGGCTAACGGCATGGTTTATGTGTTGTCTGGCGCGTGGCTATCAGGCGAATCTTCACATAATGCTGACGAAGGCACTGTCGAGATGGAATTTCATGGAGACGAAGGATTTTATCAATGAAATCAATAGCACTGAGTAAGCCGATTCAGGTACACAATAACAAAGTCACCGTCCTGGAAATTCAGGAACCCAAGTTTGATCAGGTTGAAAAATACGGCATTCCTTTTAGTTACTCTGAACGAGGCGATATGCGGTTGGATACGCGTTCAGCTCTGTCTTATCTGCCTGAACTGACGGGGATACCTCGTTCCTCCGCACAACAGCTAGCGCTACATGATGTGTTTGTCGCTTAGATGATCATCGTGGGTTTTTTTACCGGTGCCCAGAACCTGGCAGTCTCAGACGACGATTCTATAACGTTGCCTGGTTCTGGCGACTAAATCCCCTTGAATTACGCCAGCATCAGCTAAGCCAGTTCTTTGATCTGGAAGCGGAGGCTGTTCGCATTAACAAGGAGCAGCACGGTGGCTAACAGTATTGAGTTAAAAGCAATTATCACTGCCGTTGATAAACTCTCCGCCCCGCTAAAGGGGATGCGGCGTGAAATGAAAACTTTCAAGAAAGAGTTTAGCGCGGGAATGGCAGGCGCTGCGGCATTAGGGGCGGGGATTGTTACCGCAATGGCTGGCCCTATCAAGCAGGCAATAGACTTTGAGTCGACGATGGCTGATGTCCGCAAGGTGGTTGATTTTGATACGCCTGCGCAGTTTAAACAGATGTCGGAAGATATTCTTAAGCTATCGACAGAATTGCCGATGGCCGAAGATGGTATCTGGCAGATTGTGGCCGCAGGGGGCCAGGAGGGGATAGCGAAAGAAGAATTAATGTCCTTCGCCCAATCCGATATAAAAATGGGTATCGCCTTTGACCAGACGGCTGAGCAATCTGGGCAGATGATGGCACAGTGGCGTACCGCCTTCCGGTTAACGCAAAATGATGTCGTCTCGCTTGCCGATAAAATCAACACCCTTGGCAATAACGGTCCAGCTAATGCTGCCAAAATCTCTGAAATTGTGACCCGTATTGGCCCGCTGGGTGAAGTGGCGGGTCTTGCCTCCGTTGAGATTGCCGCGCTGGGCGCGACCATTGCTGGGATGGGGGTTGAGTCAGACGTGGCAGCAACCGGTATTAAAAACTTTATGCTGGCGTTAACCAAAGGGAAATCAGCGACAAAATCGCAAAAAATCGCACTACACACCTTAAAAATCAGTCCCCAAAAACTGGCCGCACAAATGCAAAAAGATGCGAAAGGCGCTATGTTAATGGTGCTGAAAGCCATTGAGAAAGTCCCTAAAAAAGATCAGGCTGCATTATTAAATGATTTGTTTGGCTCTGAATCCCTAGGGGCCATTGCGCCACTGCTCACCAACCTTAAATTACTGGAAGTTAACCTGGATAGGGTCGCAGACAAACAAAAGTACGGCGGCTCAATGCAGAAGGAATACGCTAGCCGTGCAGCCACTACCGCAAATGCAATACAACTGTTTAAAAATCAGATGCATGTTGCCAGCGTGAGTATCGGTAGTATTTTTCTGCCTTCAATTGTTGAGGCGACAAAGAAAATCCAGCCGTTGATTGAGCAATTTCGCACCTGGTCAAAAGCCCATCCAGAACTGATTAAATCCTTCGCCAAGTGGGGGCTTTATCTGTTGGGCACCGCGACAGCAGTCGGTGTTGTTACCCGTGCTTTCAGGATTTTTAACAGCGTGATGAAAATGTCGACGCTAGGTAAACTAGTCACGTTAATGGTAATAGGCGGTGGACTTATCGTCGAAAACTGGGAAACGATCGGCCCGATGATTAAATCTGTCTGGAAAAATATTGATGGCGTTATTCAGGCAATCGGCGGTTGGGAAACCGTGCTCGCCGGTATTCTGGTTTTTGTTACGACAAAATGGGCTGTCGATATGGTGAAATCGATTCGGAATGTCACCCGTGAGATGAAAACATTGGCTAAAAACAGTCCTTCTGGCATCAAGGGCGTACTGGGAAAAGCCGGACTAATTGGGGGGATATCAATGGGGGTCGAACCGCTTGTCGACAAGGGTCTGAATGCGGTGTTTGGGGGTAATGAATGGTTTCAAAATCTCCGGACAGCGCGGGATTGGAGCGAGTTTGGTCGTTCAATGATTGGCAACAGTCACTTGCTTAAATATGACAAGGGTAACTGGCAATTTAATGAAGTTCCCCCAAATACCCTTGATTCATTTGGCAAAAACGAGACACGAGATGGGGAAGTCAGGCTCATCTTTGAAAATACCCCGCCTGGCATGCGTGTCGCCCCGGTTGGTAATGCCCTACCCTGGCTGAGTTACGATGTCGGCTATAACCGATTTTCCAAACAGTGAGTAAAACAAAGGAGAAGTCATATGAGTTTTTTAACAATAGACGTTGATAATTACGATAATGGAAACGCCTACGAACCAACGAAAACGATAGGGATTAATTTTGAGGCTATAGGAGAAATAAAAAAGGTAGGCGAACAATATATTCCATCTAATAGATCAAATGGCCCATATATAAATATTTATCCTGAAATTAAGTATTTTAAAACAATAAAAGAACGTGATGATTATTTCGAGTATATAGCCAGTAAATTAGAGGTAATTGATTTATCGGCTTTGTTGAATAAATCAGAATTAGCCGCCAGGATGGCTCCCTCTGCTACAGCTGTTATCCGATCCTGA